CAACCTGGGTTGCCGATTTAAAGCTCTACGGGGAGGATTCCTACATCTGGGGCAACAAGCCCAACCCTAAAGTGCGCCCCCGAAACGTGATCATCAACTACGAGTCCCTGTGGCGTAGCCCCTTGTTGGGGTGGAACTGGGACTCGATTATTTTCGATGAGAGTATTCGACTCCAGAACCCACGCACCAAGCTCTGGGGCTACCTCGAACAGAATACCCCCGCCCTTCGCAAGGCCAGGGTGATCCTTCTATCTGGGTCACCCTGCCCCGAGGGCTGGCACCAGCTCCTTACTCAATCCATCGTGGCCAGTGGCCAGTGCCTGGGCTTCACGGATCCATGGGAGGCACTCCGGGCTGGCTTCACTTACGACGAAGACGCCTTTAGGTGGCACATTCAAGCTGGCTGGGGTCCCCGCTACAAGAAACAGTTGCATGAACTGGGACCTGTCATGACCCAAGCAGAAGCTGGAATTCTCACTAAGAAAGTGTATCAACGCATGCCAGTGCCAGCAGGCGCGCATGAATTGCGGCTATGGGAACAGGTCAAGGCGTTGAAGCTGACAGGTGCCCAGTTAGGGCTACAGAGCCAATCTGCCGCGTCCGGTAGAGACCCGGAGACGGGCGAAATTGTCACTAGTTCCAAGCTCGATGCCGTAGCGGAGTGGGTCCTGGACTCTGGCAGGCCTGTGGTGATCCTGTGCAGGTTTACCGCCAGTCTCCATTACCTTGCGGCCAAGCTAAAAGGCTTGCGCGTGGGGTTAATTCATGGGGGGGATGAGGGTTCCGCGTTCAGGGGTAAGACGATTCAGCAGTTCAACGACTCGGAACTGGACGCCCTGGTCTGCAACATCGCCACAGTTAAGACGGGGTTGAACCTGAGTCACAGCGACACTCTGGTCTTTGCGGAGAACTCGTTTAGCGGTGAGGCGAGGATCCAAGCGGAGGAACGCTGCACCGTGATGGGCAAGGAACTCGTTGAAATCTTGGACTACTGCACCGAGGGGCCGGAACTTCTGGGCGAGATTGATGACAGGGTTCTGGAGGTTGTGAGGGATAAAAAAGATTTCTCTGCCGCCAGCTTGAAAAAAGTTACGGACTAGCGTCTACTTTTTAGCCACTAGTCCGTAACTTTTTCACGCAGCCGGAAGAAACTTCAGGGTTGTTGAATAACGCAACCTACCGGGGTAGCACTTTCGTGTCTTTCTTCTGGACTTTGACACTTTTCTAGCCTGCAAATTTGCAAAGATTCATGCAAGTGCCGTAGAACCAGCACATCAAGAACTCCACGAAACGGCAACTTTTCTTTTGGTATCGGGGCAGGGATCATCCGGCAAAAAGTCGCTTGTATCTGCCTCTGGGACATCCCCAAAGGAGCCGTAACATGCAACAACTGCCTAAAGCAACCGAGTTAGCCACTCGCCTTGAGGCCACCCATGCCGTAGTGGAAAGGGTCGCTGCTGACACCAGCATCCGACTTGCCGCTATGGGCTTCGATGGCTTCTCAGCCAAGATGCTGCTCAGTGACGTGAACGATGCCTTAACGGAAGAGGGTCTTCCGGTGCAGCATCTTCGCAACCTCAAGGTCATCTTGACCCTCCTGGGCTACCACAGCGAAGAAGTCGCGTGGCATCCCCTGGCCGGAATTAAATACAGCGCCTGGAAAAGGGAGCGGAAATGACGGCGCGCCCCAAGACCCGCAGAGAAGCGGAAGTAGAGCCCGTCCGCGAACGACAGCCCCTCACCCCTGCCTACATCCAGGCGTTGGTGGCTGAGGCGGTGGCCAAGGATGACCACCAAGAGGAGGGCAGATGCTAGCCGATAGGTCATGCCTCAACCCCGATTGTAAATATTACGCAGAGGATGTGCTGGAACCCTACCGCACCGCCCCTGTCCTCCCCTGCCCCCAGTGCGGACAGCTCACCTGGACCCGGTTAATCGGGGTCCCTGCCCGTGCGGTGATCCTATGAGTACCGTGTGGATTGCTATACAGGCTCTAGGTAATTCCCCAGAGGAGTGGGGCTATAAGGGCTTCTCTTTTTACGGGGTATTTGCGACTGAGCAGCTAGCAGTTGAGGCGTGTCTAGTCCATAGGACCACTTACCCGGCTCTGTTTGTATTTCCGATGCCGATGAATTCCACTGCGCCCCTGGAAACCATGGTGGCCCCTGGAGGTTATTACCCCAGTCAGGTGATCCTATGAGCCCCTGGGTCTGGGTCCTCTTCGCGGTGGGGGTGCTCTCCCTCGTCCTGGCGTGGCGCGCTCATCGGGTCCAGGAGCAGCGGCTCAGGGAACTTCTGGGCCTGTTGAAAAAGTGATCTCTCGGGGGCTCGTCCAATCCTAGAGGACTACGGGGTAGCTCCCCGCGATGCTGGTTTGGAATCCAGCGCCCCCGACCAATAAAAATAATCCGACAAATTTCAAAACTATCCCCGTATGTTACTTGACGGCTAAAACACACCCCGTCCCAGGAGATCAAAATGCATAAATCGTTTGAGTTAAGTGAGCTGGTGCGCGAGTACTTCACCCTGGAGGCCGAGAGGATGGCCGCGCAGGAGGCACTCTTGGCCCTGGTGCCAGAGGGTAATCCCAGCCTGAGCGCGCAGGTAAAGTGGCATGGTGACAAGCATGCGCGTCTCAGCGGCTACATCTACCACGACCTGATCACCCTCCTGGAGAAGGCGGCGGCTGAGGCTGAGGCTCCCGTGCTGGAACCCCAGGTGTGAGGTGCGGAATCTCATCCACATCCCGATGGAGGAGCTGGAGGAAGTCCAGGAAACGGCCCCGCGCCAGCGGAGACCTTACAAGGATCACCCGGATCACAAGAGCATGCATCGGGCCTGTCCCGTAGAAAAGTGCTACTACGAGTCAGAATACTTGGCCCGTATGGCAATTATCGTGCTCAATCAACGCACGAGGGCAGAACTCTACCCCTACCAGTGTCCCCACTGCAAGGGCTGGCATCTCACCAGCAGCGCACAATAAGGAGCAATAAAATGGACGAAGTAGCGTATCTCAGAGAAATTATGGTCCTCAGGGCCGAAATCTCCACGCTAAAGGTAAAAATGGCGAAACTGGAAACGCTGAACGACAACTACGCCAATTACATTGAGCGGAAGCTGGCTGAGGATAAGGAGTTCCTAGCCTACGGGGCCGCGAAAAGTGATGGCTAAGAACATACGGAACATGGAAGAAGCCGAAGAACCCGCCCCTGAGGATAGAACCTCCTGGCCTAAGACCTCCCGCTACCGGAGAAATGTTCCCGGCATTCTCAAGCAGCAGAAGACCTGTACGGCCAACAAGCTCCACTACACCACCAAGGCTAGGGCCATCGAGGCAGCGGCAGCGGTGATGAAGCAGGAGGCTGGAAATACGCTCTACCCCTACAAGTGCCCGTTTTGCCGGGACTGGCACCTGTCTCACCTACGGCATATGGAGTAATCATGGGTCGCACTGGGACGTTACTACGTTGGATACCCCCTCATGAGTGAGGCCATACAGCTAGATGAAACCCGTGAGGATCTGCTGGCGGAGCTAGACTGGACCAGCCCCCTGACCGTGGAACTCTGCCTCCAGGCAGACCTAGAGGAGCACTGGCCCCTGATCCTGGCCCTCCCGCCCCTGGAGCGGGATGTCCTGCTGATGGTCCACTACTGCGGGATCAAGTTTGGGATGGTGGCCCGGATCCTACGGACCTCCCCGGCCAAGGTTTCGGCCTGCCTCCGCTCAGCGGAACTGGGGATGGCCGATCTCCTCCTGGGCGCGCCAGGACCCTGGCCACAGGACCCGGAACGGGAGATTGTCATCGATGTCCTGGAGTGCCCCGGAACCGCGCTAGACTGAAATCGGTAACCCCGAGAGGACCACCATGAAGAAGACCCTGAACGAGAAGGTCCTGCTGAAGCTGAAGCTGGGAGAGGCAAAATGGTCTGAGGTCCTGAAGACCTTGAAGCGTCCCAAAGAGGGCGCGCTGGCGGGTGCCCTAGAGACCCTCAGGCAAAAAAAGCGGGAGGAGTGGTACTGGGACACCGCGCACACGGGACTGGGGATCCGTGTCTCCCAACGTGGCAAGACGTGGTGGTTCCGCTACAGCTACCGGGGCAAGCCCGACAAGCTAAGGCTGGGCCGCTACCCCGCCATGGACTGGACCACTGCCAAGAGTAAGTTCCACGACCTCCGCAAGGCGCTGGAGGAGGGGAGGAACCCTAAGGATCTGGACGGTCTAGGGGATGCCGCGACCATGACCATCGGGCACTTGGCAGACCTGTATCTGAAGTGGGCGGCACTGGTGGTGGGCACCCAGCTAGGCTTCGACACCTACCGGGGCAAGAGGTCCATGATCAAGAATCACATCAAGCCGTTGTTGGGCTCGGTCTTGGTCAAGGATCTGACCTCTGCCCAGGTCTACAATGTCCGAGAGGAGATCGCCCAAACCATCAGCCCCTCCTGCTCGAATAGTTTCAAGAGCGACCTGAGCGCCTTGCTGACCTGGGCCATGAGCGCAGGACATCGCGCCCCCGGGCTCAACCCCTGCACGGCTGTAAAGCTCATCAAGCAGCCACCCCGGCAGGTGTATCTGCGCGCCCACAACTACGATAGGGTGGTGGCGCACTTGAAGGGGATCAGCCACCCCCAGCATGCCCAGATTGCTCTCTTGCTCTGCTTGGAACTCGGCTGTCGGAAAAATATGATCGTGGATTGCCGGTGGAGTTGGATCGAGCGCCCTCAGGGGGAGCCAGCCTTCATCCGGTTTCCCTTCACGGCGCACAAGACGGGAAATCGTGTGGGGGAGTTCGTCCGACATCTCACCCCCGAAGCTGAGGTACTTCTCGCGCTGCTCCCCAAGAAGGGGGACTACCTCTTCAGAAATTTCACGGGTGGCCACTGCTGGGAGGTTGATGTTTTGTGGCGTCAGGTCCGAGCAGAACTAGAACTAGGGCCAATCCACATCCATGACCTTCGCTCGACCTTCGCCAGCCGGGCACTCAAGGCCCGTGTCCCCATGCACGGCATCGGGGCTCTCTTGGGCCACCTAGACCCACGGTCCACGGCGCGCTACGCACACTTGGAGCAGGATCAGGTAGCGGATTGGTCCGCTCAGGTGGCTGCGGGTAAGCCGAAATAAATGGACCTCTTCGATGCTAGACATTCTGGCCGGGTAGCCCACCCCCTCACAGGTGGCTATAGCTCCACCCTTGGGATCAGGGAGCGTTATTACCCTCCAGGTGAGCTACCCGGCTGGATGACAAATATAGGCCCCCGGCAGGGGGTCACAACCCGGGACCTCATATTTTTTATGCGACGAATTTGCCGCGTCGAGGGTGCTCAGCCGTATCCCACTAGCCTATCTCACGTCCTGGGGCCTTCAAAATCTGAGGCCCAGCTTGAGGTTTCCGGTGATCTCCTTGACGCCGATGCCGGGGTGGTCCACCTGGAGGACTTCCACCCCCAGGCGTAGGAACGCTAGATCCCGATCATAGAAAACTCCGCGCATCAGGGGGCCGTAGATCAAACCCGCTGCATTCTTCAGGGGCGTGGGTGCCGGGTCCGCGTCTCGCACGGGGATGTCCACGGCGGCAAGAATCGTGCCATCTTCGGACTTGAACACCATCCTTTGTTGACCATCTTGGTCAACTAATGTCCAGTCAATCGTCAGCGGTGCAGAAGGGAGGGAGGGGCTTACCCCGCCCAGCGGGTTTGATCCAGTCGTTGGGGCTGTCACCCCTGAGGGAATGGATGGGAGGGGCTGAGCAATCACGTTGCCCTGGCGCAGAACTTTTGCCCCCTTGGGGATCTCCATCAGGGGCTTGGCTTTGGGATCCGGTTTTACCTTGGCTACAAGACTTCCGTCCTGCTGGCGGATCTCCGGGGCCGCTACCTGGACAATCGTCTTGGGTCTCCAGAGTAGCCACCCTGCCGTTAACCCTGCTCCGAAGAGGGTGATTGCGAGTATTCCGCTGGCTATGAGTTTCCCTTGGACGGTTATCATGGCTTGGGATTCCCATCTTCTTCTTCATCATCAGCTTTCTTGGGTAGCCTGGACACGGCCCAGGCGGAAATGCCTGCCCCGGCGGCAGTGGCTAAGAGCAGTGAGTCCAGAGCAGACTTCCACTCGATGTTAATCTCATAATCGTTATGAACAAGACTCAGGCTAAGCCATACTATAGTTGATAATATAGCAACCGAAAACAGCAGTAATTTTACTTCTGTGCTGTGGTCCGTGCCGTCCCATAGTCTACTTAGCCAGCCAGCGAACCATCTACATAGTCTAGTAAAACCGCGCATACTATAGTCCAAATCCAAGGGCAGCCCGGGTGAGCCACCCTTTGATGAACCGGATATTCCCTGGGAGGGTTCCGGGTGTAGCTTTTATAGAAGCCAGCAGGAGGGCGATGGCCCCCAGGTTTCTGGAGCTGATAGCGTCCTGGGCGACAGGGATCCAACTGAGCTTCCACCCCAGCCCTTTAGGCAATGGCAGCGGAGCTTTCTTGGCTACGTTGCGCGCCGTGATAGCCCAGTAGTAGTCCGTCTGGGCTGCAACCAGCTTAGCCATGAGAATCTTGGGCTCCATTTTATTGGCTGCGGCTAGGGTAATTGGTCCCATCTGGCCATCAACGGGGGCACCCACTGCCATTTGCAGGAATTTACAACTGCATCCGGTGCCCAGGTTGACCCCCATGTCAAAAAGTTTGTCTCCGATCCCTTGAGCCAGGATCTGGTCCAGTTGAAGGGCTTGCCAGTATTCCTGCTCATAGAAATCCTCCGCATGCAATTCATCCAGGATCCGCAGATCGGCAACATCAATATCCCCATCCCCATCCAGGTCCGCGCCGTGCTCCTGGTAAACCTTGAGGGTTATTCCGTAGCGGGTGGCCCCGCCTGCGTCACTGGGGTCGTTCGTGAATCTGGATCCGCCTTCGCGCTGGAGCAGACCACCGATAGATGCTTGAAAATCTGCCATGGAGGGCTCCTCCTCTCTTAAAGGCAGTCCTCCCCGCAACTGCACTTGGGTTGCAGGTAGGTTTGTTCCAGGGCTTCAGCTACTTCCACCACCAGATCCGGCAGCATTGGGCATGTCTTCATGGTCTTCACTACATCGGACAAGGTTGCGCCGTGCTGTAGGGCTAGGCTGGTCATCTTGGCCAAAGCCGCCAGCACATCCTTGGCAAAAGCCCCTTCACGGGAGTAACTGATGAAAATCTCCCCCACGGCCCCGCCCTTATACTCCCCGGTGATTAGAGTGGCTGGGAAACCGTCCTCGCCATTTATAGTTAATGTCACCCCGCCCCTGCGATTGGGTAAACGCCGTCTCTCGGACATATAAATCATCCCTTTCATGATTAGATAATTATCCCCCGCTGTTACGGGGGATGAACTTATTCGCGCTCCGCGAGTCTGTCGATTTTATCTTCCAGCTTTCCCAGCTTCGTGCAGATGTCCCCATGGGTGCCCGTGAGGGCGGCTTGAAACTCATTGCGGAGCTTGTGACGGCCTTCCGTAATCTCGTTCTCGATTCTGTGGACGGCCTCGTTATGGACAGAAACCAAAAGGAATTTTGATTCATTTATTTTGAACTTAATCAACCCCTCACGGAGACCCTGGACCTCTAGCAACATCTTCTGCTGATACTGCTCATCACGCAGCAAGTGTTCCTTCAAGTGGTTGGAAATTTCCGTGTAGCTCTTCTCTACATTCTCGATCCTGACGATCAAAATATTGAAGTAGGATTGGGCTAAACCAGTTGCCAGAGAGCGGATAAGTATCCCCATCGCACCAGTAAGAAAGATCAAAACGCCAGAGATAACTCCGATTGCTTCCCAATTCATCACCACCCCCGAGTCCCACATATTTGTCTCTACAATGAAAGGTGATTTGCCTAGAACAGGGAGGTTGCGATAGCATCCCAGGTGGAATTTATGGTGTCCCTGATCAGGGACACCACGTAAGTCTGGCCAGCGGCCAGGGAGGTAGTTAGGGCTGCGCCATTGGGGCCGCGATACGCGGCATTCCAAGCCAGGGTTCGGGCATTGGTGCTCTTGATACGGAGCACCAGCCGCTGACCGTCTCCAGGAGTCCCTGTGGGGGCTGCTATGGTGGTGGTCCCCGTTGCGGATGTGTTGTTGGTGACGCAGATATCTATGGTGTCGGACGTGGGGGTCATGGTCTGGGTTACCGCTGTGGCCACCGTCTGGACGCGCTGGGTCAGGCGGATACCTGCCAGCGACAGCGCGCCTGTGGTGCGATTGATCGCCACGGAGGTGGTGCCGAGGAACATGACCTGATCTACAGCCGCCACATATACGTCCCCCACCTCTCCATTGACGGTGTAGACCCCGCCATCGATCCCTGGAGCGCCGTCAGCCCCCGGAGGGCCTTCAGCGCCATCTAGGCCAGGGTCACCCTGGAGGCCCGGCTCTCCGGGCAAGCCATCGGCCCCAGGAGGGCCATCGGCGCCGGGTAGGCCATCTGCTCCTGCTGGCCCGTCTGCTCCCGCTGGGCCGTCTGCCCCGGGAGGGCCTTCAGCACCATCTAGGCCAGGGTCACCCTGGAGGCCCGGCTCTCCGGGTAGGCCATCAGCTCCGGGTAGACCATCTGCTCCGGGTAGACCATCGGCCCCCGGCAAGCCATCGGCTCCGGGAGGGCCTTCTGGTCCCTGGGTCCCTACGGCAGATCCCGATAGATCGCCCAGGAGGGCTTGCATGGCTCGGTTGGCCTCTGCTAACAGATTGGAAATCTCCTGCCCCTGACCAGCGGCTAGCCCCACAGGACTCATGTTGGCCCAGGCTGAGCCAGTCCACCCTGGCACTACGCTCAGGGCATCCTGCACGGCGCTCACGGCAGTGTCATAGATGCTGCTGTCCACGGAGCGGGTCACCGCGTAAGCGTCCAGAGAGACCTGTTGCTGCGTGATAGTCAAATAGGCTTGCAAAATTGTGTTTTTATCGGCCTCATCCCACATATCGTCCGCAGTAGGAAAGTCAGCCGGAAGAGATATGGAATACGCGGGGACGAGCGAAATATCTTCCAGCCCCCGGCCCAGCGTGTTGAAGGAAAGAAACTTGAGATAGACCTCCTGCCCTGCGCGGCTCGTGGAGAAGGAATACCGCAGGAGCCGACTGTCACACAGCACAACATTACCTGAGCTTGCGGCTGCGGCAGTGCCTAGCTGAGCGCGCAGCACATTGGATAAGGTCATATGTCCCAGAGAAGAAACCGTAGCTCCACGATAGGTCATGACCTCCATCGAATTCTCGGCATAGATCATCGTGGCTAGGCCGATCTGAGACGCCTCAGAGACGGCTGGAAACACAGAGCCCGTGCCACTCACGTCCACAACCAGCGAAGTAGCTACATCGGTGTAGGCGGCAGCGGAACCGTATACGGAGCGGCCTTCCATAACGCCGATACGATTATAGGATTCCCCGTCATCCGAGGCCCAGACCTGACACCCGCCCCAGTCGGGGCTGGCCCCCGCAGCGGCAATCCACACCTCGTGGGCTGACGATCCGGGGATAGCCTCCAGGACGGCAACGGGGGGTATGAAGATCACGGGGTTGCTGACCGCACCGGGGGCGGCATTCTGGTTGGGGCCAACCCCTTGCGGGGCCTCCCCCTTGATGGTGGCGGTGTCATAGGTCCCGGTTGCGGCCTCAATGACCGTAAAGGTCAACTCGCCATTGGGGTTGTCCTCGATGGAGTAGATGTAGCCCACCACCCCGTTCAGGCCAAGCTGAGGCTCAGTCAAGCTGACAAAGTCCCCAATATCCAGGCCGATGTATTTGAGCGGCAACTTAAAGGTATAGCAATTCTTCTCCATGGATGAACGCTTGGACAACAGCAGGCTGAGAGAGGCCGCGTGATCCTCGGTCATTACGGCTGAGGTCTGGAACACAGAACCCCGAACCGGACCTAGCTTGGCCACGCTCATAGGTTCCGGCGTCTCCACGGTGCAGGCAGCATAGTCTCGCGCCCTGGAGAGATAGCTCACAGGGGAGATGTTGTAAGAATCCGCAGCCGTCTTACGCGAAATCTGAATTCCTGAATCCAGGAAGTCATCCGGGGTTAGTGCATACTCAATCCGGCCCCCTGGGGGGAAGCCCCCATATTCGATGTTCCCGTAGGGGATGCCGATGAGCCCCATCTGGCCACCACCCCAGCCGATGTAGCCCCAGTAGGCTTGGCAGTTGCACAGCTTCAAGAGTTCCAGGATCCAGTCCCGGGCGCTGCGCTGGTTGATCATGGCCAAGGAGATGTAGTAATTCCGCTCCATTGCCAGCGCGCCTACCTGCATGCAATCGCAGGCATTCTCAGGCCAACCTAGACCCTGGGTGGGGTTGCACAGAATTTCGTGGATGATCCAAGCGGGGTTGACTCGCACGGCACTCGCATAGTCAGGATCCGGCAGAGTCCCGAAGCCTGCGCCACCGGGAGGCGGGTCGATGGGGGAGACCTCGAAGGCGTACGTTCCGAAAGATGCGCTGTCCCCTAGATCCCAGGCGGCAGACGCCACGTAGGCAATACCGGGGTAATTGATCGCCTGGGTTGGGTAGTTGGTGACTATGTGGGACCACGCATCTTGTGGCCTGGAGCCCGGAAAGGTGGTGACGGGCAGCGACCCATCCGACATTTCCACAGGATGATTTTTATCGAGCCAGTAACGGTGCCAGACATTGACTTCGCCCAGGCACACGGCCATGGCGGCATCAGCAGTGTAGGTGTAGCTGATGTTGACAATCTTTGGGCCACCCTTCCCGCCCTGGGTGTCCTTATGGGTGACCGTAGTCATGTGGCCATACCACATGAGGTTGGGGGTGATCTTACAGGTCCCAAAGCACCAGGGGATCACATTCCCATAGGAGGAGGTCATGATCTCCACCCCGCCTAGGGCTCCCGCATCATTGGTTATTTTTTTCCCGCCAAAGAGACCACTCATTGCTGCTCCCCTACCAGCGTCTTCAACCGCCAGATCCCCACCAGCCGTGACTTCAGTTCCGGGGATTGCGCCACATTGTCAATGCAGACACAGTTATTTCTCAGGTAGGCATGCACCATGTAGGGCCACTGGGTGATGATTCCGCCGTGGCTGATGCAGCGGCCAAACCGAAACAGAGCCACATCTCCCGGTTCAGCGGGAGCCTGGGTCTGCTCGAAAAATTGATTGATGTAGGAGAGATACTTCTCCTCCGAGTGATGCAGATGCCAGTCGCAGGGATAGTCCTGGACCGTGATGGCGGCAGGGTCTGCGGCTCCTGCGGCAGTGAAGACCTCGATGAGGAGCATCCCACAATCCGCAGCCGCGCCCTTGACCCGCCCCTGATGGGCATAGGGGGTGCCTACCCAGGTGAGGGCTTCCGCTACAACAGCCTGCCGCAAGGGATCCATGGGTTACCTCGCAGTAACAGGCAGCGGCACGAAAGGCATGCCACAGAAATTAGGAAGATTGTTGAACTTCGCGCAGCCCCCAGGACCCATGGTGCGATCACACCCCGGGCAGATCGTGAAGGCGTCCCCAATCGCGGGGGTTGCAGGTAGCTCAATCCCCAGCTTTAGGTGGCCATTCAGGTGCGTGTAGGACTCCACGGGAACCATAGCCCCGGATGCAGCCCCGGAGGTCATGGTCAGCACCCCCTGGGAGAAGTAGGCATCTGCAGCAGTGAGATCCGTGCGGAACCGGGTGGTCTCCCACATGACGGCAGGAGCGGGGGCGGGATAGCCTCCACCATTAGCCGGGATGTTGGCCTCCCCCACTGCCGTGATATGGCCCGACACCACGTAGCCCTCCCGCACCAGCGCGCAGGCAGAATCCCAATGCTGATTGATACAGGTGGGACTCATGAGCGCCTTGGGGATCGGGGTGTTGAGCCGCTCCACGGAAGATTTGACCGTGAGGACCGAGGAAACTAGGCCGGGGGCGCTATCAGAGACGTAACCCTCGAAGATGAGGATGGGGGCCACTTCACCCATCCAGTAGGTCTCCTCCTCGGGGGTCGTTAGCATCTCGGCATCATTGAAGAACACGCGCTCGATTCGAACGTAGGCTGCATCCAGGGCTCCGTTACGAATGGCTTCATACAGCGGAAGCCCACCCACATTGGCTGAAGGGTCATTGAGGATGGTTACATCGGTGGTGGTAGTCTCCAGGCCCATGGCCGTTCGAATCGTCCCGCGAGAAATTGGAACGCGGCTATAGGTCATGGTGGTGTTTCGGATGGCGCGCACACAGTCGGTCCAACCGTAGCGGGGGCCATCCCACACCGTGTACTGCTCCACATGCTTGCCCCCGGTTTGGAGGCAGAGGGTATAGAGATGCACCGCATAGGTGCTGGTGGCGGTCATGGGGCCAGTTCCGCTGGGTCCATCGGTTCCCATGAAGTAAGGCGGGAGGATTTTCATACAGGTAGAACCTCAATGAGGACGAACTGATCTACGTGGCTACCCGGATTGGAGCCGCGAAGGGTGCAGCCTATCTGACCCTGTTCCCCTGTGGGGGTGCCCGTGACGATGCCTGTGTTGGGGTCTAGGACTAGACCATCGGGTAGCACATCGTCGTTGACCACCTCATAGAGAACTGGGGGGCCACCTACCGGAGTAGGCTCAAAGTAGGCGGGGGTGCCCACGGTCAGGGTCTGATCTTCGTAGCCCAGCGAGAGGATGATGGCGGGGTCTACGACCGTCCAGTGCAGGGTCTGCTCCACATGCCCGAAAGCGTTGGTGGCGCGCACGGTGAAGGGCAGCGCCTCCCCCGCGAGAGTGGGGGTTCCGGTGATGACGCCAGTGGTCATGCTGATAGTTAAGCCGATGGGGAGAGCCCCCTGGACCACGCCGTAGTGGGTGCGCGCTCCCCCGGGGCCGATATCGGTGCTGGCCGTATAGGCTTCCACATCCAACTCCAGGGAGTAGGGGGTGGGGTAGCCCAGGGGATTGGGAGCATTGGGGATCAGCCCCTCCCCCAGAACGCTGATGAGCTTGATAGTCTTGGCTTCCCAGACGGGAGCCAGGATGCGAGTGGTCTCCAGATCATCCATGTCGAAGCGCACCCTGCGGAGCGTTTGGTCGTAGGGATCGGGGTAGAGGAAGGTGTCGTATTTCCCCTGATGGGCGAGGAAGAAGAGTTCCATGATCGACAGCTCGTCTAGGGGATCGCCTTCGTCATCGAAAAGATCGGTACGGAGGAACTCCAGCTTCAGGGTGTATTTCCAGCGCGGGTCATACTGCGTGATGATGCGGAACTCTTTACCACTCATGGCCGTCAGGGCCTGCGTGTTGAAGACCGGACTACGGCTGACCGTGATGGAGAACCCTGGCAGGATTGGAAATAGATCGTCGGACATCTTTTACACCCTATAGTTGCGCGCCATACCGGAAAGAACGGAGTGCAGAGGTCCCTGGTTATTCCCTAGAGCGGTGAGGAAGCTTTGGCTGTCTAGAGCCTGCACGACAAAGGTGTCACCCTTTCCGCCATCCTTGAGTCCACGGATCGTGTCGGCATGCTCACGCGGGAGAATCATTTCCTCTTCGTGTGCCTGCACTATGGGGTTCAGGCCAGCGGGAATATCGAAGCCGTGCTCGGCACTCATCAGCTTGGACCCCATGCCGATGACCGCAGCCAGAGCCGCAGCCGCCATCACAGGCGCGAGGAAGGGTCCCACAAAGGGGATGGCGGCGATGCTCTTGTAGACGGAGGCCGCTGCCTGCCACGCCTGGATCCCGATGAACTTGAGCCCTTCCCAGACCCAGGTGGCAATCTTCTTCGTGGAGGCCCAGACTTCCTGCGCCACTAGCTTGATGGACTTCATTTCGGAGGAGGCCAGCATGACCTTGTCGTTGGTGAGCCATGCCGTCAGATACTTAGAAAGCTGTTGGCCCATGGTGGTCCAGTAGCCCTGCCAGATCCCGCGCATACCGGAAACCAAACTCTGCTGGCCGTTCAGGACTCCCGCGATGTTGGTCTCCATGGCCGTGCGGAGCGGAGCCCAGGCTGAGGTGGTGATGGCGTTCAGCTTGTCCTGGGTCTGCTGTTTATTTGCGATTTCCTTCGCGTTGGCTTCCTCTTTGGCCATCGCAAGCTTGTTGTCGATCTCAGCCCTCTTCTCCTCAGAGAGATCCGCCAAGCCCTGCTCAGCCCTGTATTGCTCAATCTTGACGGCCAACTTCCTCTGGCCAATCTCGATCAGTCTCGCTAGTTCTTGCTCCGCTGAAAGCTCTCCAGCCTGCGCGCCACGCGCCACTAGCTCTTGCTCCCGATCCAGGGCAGCTAGGGCCAGTGTGGCTTTCAGGGCATCATTGGCGACCAGTATGCGGTGCTCGGACTCCGAGGCGCTCTGCTGCTCTGCGACCATTTTCTTGTGCGCGTCTATCACGGCCTTGTGATAAGGGCCGAACTTCGCCAGCATAACGTTGTAGTAATTCGTAGCAGCAGCTACTCGTTCCGCGTTGTTGTTCTTCAGAATCTGAAGAGTCTCGTCCTCGAAATTCTTGGCAGAAGCGATATATTCATCGTCCACCTTGCCCTGGAGGTCCTTGATCTTGAGGATCCCCTTGGCCCATTCTGCGGTCCCGATCCCCAGGGAAGTTACGCGAGACTGCCAGTAGTTGCGCTCGGCTTCGGCCCCATAGGCGGCTTCCTCCGCGCCTTGCGCGATGAGCTTGGCCTTACGGAGTTCCCAGGCAGCGGTGATATCGGAAGTGGTCCCGGGGGTGGTGACCGTATCATCCTTCTTCTTCGGCGCCGCCTCCTCTTTCGGAGACAGCAACATCCGCTGAATCTTTTCGTGGACAGCTAGGAGCCCCGCAGCCTGAACATTAGCGGCAGAGAGCACGGCTTGGACCTGCTTGACAGAGCCCTCAGCAGCTTTATAGGCACCCTCGATGCCCTCGCCCATTGCCAGGGCCTTCAGGAAGGTGGTCAAGCCACTGAAGCTGGCCTTCATGATCAGCACCGTGCTCACCACGGACAGTTGTAGCTGAGCCAGCTTGTAGTCCAGCTCTTCGAAGATAAGGGCAGCGCCGTTGGCTCCATCTATCGCCACATCCAGCGCGCCCCCTAAAATAGGTCCCAGGGCCTTAGCTAGATCCAAGATGATGGGGATGAGCCTGGAACCGATAGCTACCTGGAAAAGCTGCCAAGTGTATTGCATCTTGGCCGTCTCAATCCCTACCTGCTGGCACGTCTCAATCAGGTCTCCGGTCATGGATGCGCCCATGGACTTCACGAATTCCTCAGCCTCAGGCAGGCGCTGAGCAAACTCCGAGATATCCTTGGCGCTCTGCACCCCCGCCTTACCCATGGCTAACTGCCAGAACGCCATCTTCTGCTGGGCGTTGCTGTAGGTCTCAGCCTTCGCGGATACAGCTACTAGGTATTCCCCGTAGCTCATCCCTTTGAGCTTGGCTTCGCTGGTGGCTACGCCAGCCGTAACCAAAGCCGCACTGTTGGCCTGGATGGCCTTAGTCGCAGCACCCACCCACCCGCTTAGCTGCTCCATCGTCCCGCCCGACAGCTTCAGGGCTAGGTCATAAACGCTAAGCTGGGCTGTGGATTCCCCGGTCTGGTATTGTAGCTTCTCATAGGACTCGGCAAGCTCCATGGTCTTCTTGACGGACTCCGTCACGATCTCCACGGACTTGCGGATCCCCTCGATGGCCAGCCCCACACCAGCGGCAGCAATCGCCATGGTGCCCAGGGAGGCGAAACTCTTGGACAGAGTCCCCAGGTTTCCGCCGATCCCGCCAGTAGCGGCCTCCACGGCTTCCTGGCTGTGCCGCATACCATCAAGGAGGCTCTGGACCTGGGCGGTGAATTTTACATTGACTTCTGTGTCGCTCATTTCACCCACCCTAGTCTCTTGGAATCCCCGTCATCACTTGCGCGCCGAACATGGCTGCTTCCCGCTTTAGGTCTTCAAAAGTTCCCTGTTTTTTGTCCGCTTTCTTTTGGAACTTGAAGCCCGTGGCAACGAGCCAGTTCTTAAAAAGGAGATTCACGGGAGGGTGGTCCTGAATGTACGAAAGCATCTCCAGGGCCTCGTCTAGGAAGAGGTCCCCAATCTCGGCATAGGTCCATCCAGTAGCTGTGGCCAGGGCTCCGTATATCTCCAGCCACTGTGCCCGTTGATCTACTGGACTAGAGGTTTTCCCTCAGTGGACTCCTCTAGGGAGGAGAAGGTCATCAGGTCCATGTAGGCTTTCAGGAGTTCTGGCTGTTCTCCAATCGCCATGACGTGTTCGGGGGTCATCGTGGGATCGAAGGAGATAAGGCAGGAGGAAACAAAGGTTGAAATAATATCCAGGAACAGAAATGAGGTCTCTGCGGCTGCGGCATCCCCACCCTTACGAAAATCTTGGGTGGCGATCCCTAGGGTCTTTAGGGCCGCACACTTAGCTCTACGGGCCTTGTATTCAACTCCGTCCAAAGTTACATTCGTCGTTACTGACACGTTTGGCTCCTAAGATTGGCAGGGGGCCGTGAAGCCCCCTAGTTATTACTCGGCTGTGAAGATGTCGATCACACGGCCTGCGGCATCGCAGAAGGCGGTGAAATCGAGGTCAATTTCCATGTAGTCTTCCGACTTCTGGGGGATGCTCAGCTTGGGGATAATCACGCTGTAGAGCCGTGCGCCAAAGGTGCTGCCTGTAACATTGTTCATGAGCAGCATCTTGAACTTGGTGTCAGAGCCCATAAGCTGATTGGTCAGGCTGATGGTCTTGCCCGTGGTGGCGGTGTAGCAATAGCTGAAGGCAACGTCCAGGCCCTTGTCGGCAACCGCGAAGGTATACTCGCCACTGGTCTCATCCAACTGATACTGTCCTTCCGCAACAGTGGCGAGAGCATCGACGCGCTCCAGGGGGATCCCTGTATCGGCGAAGAAGCAGCCCATATCCTCCGAATACGTAGCCGCATGGGTGACGGTTACCTCGTATGCGGTGGAGCTAGGGATGGCATGCACTTCGTCAATGGCCACCAGTTCCTGCCCTGTGGTCATCGTGGAGCCTGTCATGACTAGATTGAACAGCGCGCCCTTGACCTGTCCGGTCTTGGCCTTGCCGGAAATAGTTCCTGCGGCCTTACGGGCATCCACGGCAAAGACCTTGTCGCCGCGCAGTTCCTTGGTGGCTTGGCTGATATCCAGGGACACTTCCTTGAGGGTCGCAATCCTGAGGGGAGTCTGCTTGACTCCGGCGATGGGGGCGGGGGTAAACGTTACGATTCCAGATCCGAACACATACTGGGACATTTCAAGTCTCCTTCTCTTCTAAAGGGAATTGCGGGAATTGCGGTTAAGGCAGCAACAGGACAGAAAGAGGTATCGCGGCCAATGCCTGATCCCCTAGAACACCCTCATCAGTTTCAATAGGCACTGTGGTGTTGATCATGGCCCGTTGGACCCTGCCCCCCAGCGTTTGCTTCATTCCATTGGCTCTATCGAATAACGCAACCACAGCATCAATTAATGGGTTGATGGCCGTGGAGGGAGCTACTCCAGATTCCTCAGAACTATTGGCGTAAAGAACCACCAGAAAATCTTGGTTGTGGGTGGTGGGTCCACCCTCCCGGCCTAAGCTCTGGCTGTGGTCATTTCCGGCGCACAAAAATAAAGCTGGCTGAGATTCGGGCGGGACTTCCGTGTAGTGCTTGAGCCTGCGGGAGGCCGTGGCAAAGGGTGCAGCGGTCTTCAGCAGCTCAAACAGAGCCTCATGGACTTCTTCTCGCGTCATTTCAGCGCCTCAGTGGCTATCTGGGTCAAAGTGGCGCGGATCTCAGGGGCCATATCGTTCAGGGCAGCGCGCAGAAAACTTCGCTCGGGAATTGTGGCCCCCGGATGATGGACCGACTTGGCGAAGGTGAGACTGCCCTCGGCTACGCCCTTCGAGATGCCACCTTGGGCCTTACCTGATTTCAGGTAGCGGCCAGCCTTGGAGGTCAAGCCTGCGCTGGCTCCGAAGAGCAGAGCACGGGCCTTCTTGGGGAATATGTCGTGGGCTTTTATTTTTCCGCCGTACTCCTGAATGTGCGCGTATTCCACGTTGGTGTGGACTTCACCTATCACGGTGGTGCCGTTGATCTTCACGGACTCCGAAATGGATCTACGAAGATGTCCGGTCCTGACGTTCAGGACTTGACCCGAGAGGTAGTCGGAGATAACGAGTTTCTGGAGCTTTAGGGCTAGGCCCACCATAGAGGCGTAGAGCTTCGCATTGGTCACGGCCTGGAAGCCGCCCAATCGCGCTAGAGTGCGCTCTACCCCTATGATCTCTGCCACTAGCATACGGGGTGTCTCCGTTTGAAGTTATCCAGAGTCCTGGTGACATCCGCAGGGGCCGCAGCAGTTTCATAGGTCACGGCCTGCCCGTTCAGGGATTCCGTGATCTTGCCAATGCGGCTGCGTTCCTTGTAGCGATAGGCCACAAGGCGAGTCACCGCAAACTGGAGGTCATAGGGGACATCCTCGATGGAGCTATAGCCAGCGGTGTAAACAATTGCTATATTATTCTGGCCCTCCGAGAAGCGGTAGCCCGTGAGTCTCACGGCCTGCTCTCGGGGGTTCCAGGTCCAGCCCCTGAGCAGCGTGGAGATACGCTCCGGGATTTGTGTGCCATCGATGGTGACTGAGGTGACGGCGGTGAGCGGCCCATAGGGCAGCATCAACACCGCAGATCCCCAACCGCTCACCACATGGGTGTAAGTGGCGCTGAAGAATTCGTCTTCGCAATAATTGCGCGCCCAGGCGGATGCCGCTGTGATCAGCTTTGTCAGGAGGGTGTCACTCATCTCCCCGGTCACAGCCGTGCCCAGGTAGGACTTCACGTCCTCTAGGGTCGTTAGATCATTGGCAGCACCTGCAATGGGATCAGCCACGCTTGCTCCTCTTGGGAGGCGCTACTAGTTCTGGAGCCACTTCGATGGGCTTCTCGGCTACGACTTCTGGGACTTCTTCCACGACTTCAGGAACGGGAACTTCTTCCGCGACTTCTGGAACTTCTTCCACAGGAACTTCCGGCTCTGGAGCACTCTCCACCACTGGCGCTAAAACAAAGCCAGCCAGGAATAGAAACTTAGGATCCACGGAATCTTCAAGCTGGATGCAGTTCTGGGCATCAGCCGTGTAAGCCTGCCCAGCGTGATGGCAAGAAGAAGACCCGTTGGGATTGCGTAGATTGATCACAGAGGCTCCGCTACACAAAAAGCCCCTGGCCCCATTGCTGGAGCCAGGGTTACTGATTTCGACTTAGACCAAGTTCTGAATGCCGCCGAAGGCGAAGGGAGCGTGAAGCTCCAGACCCCAGGAACTGAAGATCCCCATCTCGTGCTTCCTGCTGGTCATCGGGAATTCCAGACCAAACATGGGAAGCTGCTCACGGACGCACCAGGGGCCAGCTTCCAGGGACTGAATCTGGGACTGGATGGTGTCGGAACTGAAGAGCACGGTTCCGGCAGGCATGTCGGGATGCACGTTGATCTTCAGGCTGGTGTTAAGCAGCGGGTTTAAGATATCGGGGATCTGATAGCCACCCACCAGTTTTTCCCCAGCGCCGGAAGTATTGATGCGGACGATGGAGTTGTTGCCAGCGGTGACGATCTTGGCGATCTGGACAGCCTGAGTAGCATTGACCCAGCAGTCAGAGGGGGAGACCTTGTAGTTCTGGTAGAAGCTCAAGAACGCTTCCGAGATCATATCCACACCGTTGTTGCCATCGGTGGCCAGAGAAGCACCAGCGGCATCCTTCCAGAACATTCCGTTGTTTTGGTAATCAGACAGGTAGGCCATGAGGCCGTTGGCCTCAAGCACCGTGCAACCATTGGAGGTCTGGTCATTGACGGAGTAGTCAGCAACTACCAGGGCGCTGAGGGACTGATTGCCAGCGGCAGGCAGAGCGGTGAGTGTGGTCTTGGAGACCGTGGTGATCTTGACGAGCTTGGAAGCCTGTCCACCAGTCTGGCCGATGTACCACGCGTAGCCGGATGCGCCAGGAGTGGCCGCAGCGATTACGTCGATGGCGGTGTCAGCTACGAGGGTGATCGCAACTTCGTCAGAAGCGATACCGCAACCGCCGTTGATTGTTTCTGAGGAGGAAGGGCCAGCGTTAGCGCGGCTGAAGGACTGGACGATCCCAGTGGCTCCAACAGTGGTGTGCTGGAAGGCCCACAGGTTGAGGGGAACACAGGAGATCACATACTCGTGCGCGCCCAAGGAACCGGCAGTGGCGGAAGCCGTTGCGGTGATGGCCTTGCCCTTGCCGAGCTTGAAGGACTGGGCACCGCCCAGCAACTGGTACTCTTCCATTTGCTGAAGAGACTGAACGCCGCGATCTACGGCAAGGGCGCGAACGTCCTCATAGCCTTCGGATTGCTGACGGGCCTCCCATGTGCAGAAGGAGTCCAGCCCTAGGTGGGCGTAGGCACTCATCATGGGGAAGACTTCGACGCTGAGGGTGCCACCGCGATTGCCCTCGCCCAGGCCGGGGTGAACGCTCTTGTCCAGAGACTTGATCATTCTCCAGCGGTGAGCCTCGCCACCCTTGCCCTTGACGCGGGGGATGTGGTTGCGGAGGGGAGTCTGCAACGGTATCATTTTGTCGCTGGGCGCGGCAAGGTCGTAGTAATTCAGCCCCGAAGCGGAAGTGATACCAGCAGCCTTGGCCATTTCAGCGGCCATATTGGGATCGGACATGAATTCGCGGAATTCTGCCAGAGTTTCAGAGGTGAGAGCCATTTTGTACTCCTTAAAGATGGGTTAAAGTCTACCGTTGGGTAGGATTGTTAGTAGGGACGACCCTGCCGCATGGCAGCTTTACACAGATCAAAACGTGAAGAATCGGCATTGATGACCAGCTTGTTTTCTTGCTTGTTGAAGATGCTGGGGTCTTTTTCCTTGAGGATGGCCAACTCCAGAGGGGAGGCAGCAGGCGTATTTTGCATAGCCTTAACTAAAGCGGTTAATCCCGCGATTGAGGCTTCCATGCTTGCCATCTTGGCAAGGCTGGCATCTTCGACCACAGGGGTTACAACTTCGGGAACTTCTGTCTTAGCGAGATCGGCCACGGTGGCCTCCTTTTCAGCTAGGGCCATCGCGGGGCCGTTATCGATTACTTCAACAGGCGTGGCTACGACCACAACTTCCTGAATTTCCTCGCTAGCGAGACTGGCCCAGATCGCGCAGCCTTCAGCTAACCAATCACGCAGAAGCGCGGGGATGGTGCTGTTATCACCTTCCCAGTCAGCTTCATACTGAAGATCACGGACAAGGCCACTGATACCGGCCAGCGTGGTGCCCAAGTAGCCCACGTCATACATGCTCTTCTGGGCATCATCGAACTTGGCGATAGAGAACATCGCGTCAGGGCAAGCGGGGCGGTCCACTACGGAAATCTCGGAAAGTCTAATGCCTGTGATGATTTTCTTATTAAGTGGATCCCAGCCCGTCTTGCGGCCACCAATGCTGAAGCCCTTGAGGACTCCCTTGTTGACCTTCATCGCGGTGACCGGATCAAAGATTTGGGCTTCAAATTCTGTCTGGCCTGCTTCGTTGACGCTGATGGAGATCGCGGAACCAGCGGCCACGTTGCCGTGCATCTCACGGACATTCCCGAATTTCATATACTCGGGGATAGCGGCTTTCATGGCGCTGGCCTTGATGATCTCGCCATCGGAGTCCACGGCCTCTGAGGAGGCGATGCCCTTGACGATCACGGACCCGTCCTCTTGGGCTTCAGCCTTGGTGAACTCGCCCCATAAATTGAACGTTCTGGACATTTTTATCCCTTCCCATAAAGGCGATTATTTTTATTCCGATGAATCCAGCATTGCTGGTACGCACACGCACACGCACAAGGGGTGGCAGGGGGGTGCGTCATCCCCAGAACTGAAGGTGTCCTCGAAGGGAATGACTCCATCCGCTTCGTTGCCCAGGCAATCCAGACAGCTATCGCTGTTGCACAGCCAACTCTTTCCGGTAATACCTGCGGCTTTATACGCCGCCATATTTCCGGCAGAATCCGCCATAGCAGATTCCGTTCTGGCGATTAGCTCAGCGCGCGCATTGGAGAAGGCGTAATCGGACTGGATAGCATCGGCCAACTTGGCGTTGGACCAGCCCTCTTCTACGGATTTCACAACCAGAGCATTGATTCCGGCCTGGGTGGTCTCATCGATCTGGGTGATGGTCTTCGCAGCGCGCTCCACCGCCCAGGCCAGAGCCAGCTTGTTGACTTCCCCTAGACCCACCCCTGTGGAGAGCCCTACCTGGGTAGCGCCTTCGGCGGCACCATCCTTGTAGAGTCCAGACAGTGATCGGATGGAGGCTTCCTGGAGCTTCTTCTTGGCCTCTGGGCTCATAGAAGCATCCAGAGAATCTTCCACCTTGCAGAGCTTGGTGGCATCGCGCTGCATCACTTGATCGTGCAGGGCCTTCTGGATCGCAGAAAACTTCTGCGTGAAGATCGCCTTGAGCTTGGTCTCGGCCTTCTTCACGGCTTCCCGCTGGCGGTCAATCGGAGGAAAGGCCTGCTTGGCTTTACGGATTTCGGGAACAGGGGTGACCGGGGGAGGAGCCATCCCACCTGGGTCACCCTGTTCCCCGGCTACCGTGGACCCTGAGGAGAGGGGCTCTCCACTGATAGCCGATTGCTTGAGGTCTTGTTTCGTTGGATCGTCCTGCGGGGCCTTATCGGGGATCCTGGTGCTGGTGTCCGGTGTAGGAGGCCCGTCCGAGCCTGGAGGAGCAGGCGCAGGGGGTCCAGGGGCAGGCTCTAGGGGATCCGGTAAAGGTTCGGGCTCGGGGCGCGGAGGGAGGGGATCCAGGGAGAGCCTGTCCCGCACCTCGTTTGCGGTCATGACAGGATTTCCGTCCGCATCCCTGGCAGAAAGATAAATCTGGTGAACTTGGGCGCGGATCAGCGGATCCGCTGCTTCTTCATCCAGCCAGACAAACTCGGCTTCGGGATGCCCCATCCGCTCCAGCATGTCATCGTGGAGATCCTTGATCCAATCCTGCAAGGGCCGTAAGCCCTCCAGCATGCCCTGCTCTTGCGCGGACACCGCTGTGGCGCGGTTCATCTGCTTCACAAACGCCGTGGGGGGCAGGCTGAAGGCGTAGCAGATAATCCTGGCTAGCCATTCATCGTATTCATCCTTGAGTATGTCGCTCTTGGTGTTGACGAAGGTGGACTCGTTGCCGCCAGGAATTATTAATGGATGGCCGCGCCGTTGGGCAGAGTTACCCCGGAACAGGGCCTCCCAAGAAGTGGCGAGTCTCTCAATAGCTTTCTCGTTCCAGGTAAGCGGGACGCCTACGATCAAATCGGGGATGCTGCCCTGGGTATAATAGGTTAATTGATGAAGCTGTCGCTTCAGGGCAATATTTACCGTGATGACGATCTGTTCCACGATCCCCAGCCCATAGCCCTTGCTGTTGCGGGGCCTGCGGGGGCTGTAGATAAGTTGATCCCGACTGTAGGACACGGCAGGGAAGCCCTTGAGGATCTGCTGATACGCAGCACCCTCCAGCGGGGTCCGCCCCCAGGGGTCCAGCAAGAGCTTGATGGAGGCCCCATTAATGGGCTCGAAGCCGAAGACGCTTCCGTCCAGGGCGCGCCTGACGTAGATGGCAGGGCAGTCCCCGACGAAAAGATCTTCTAGGATTCTGCCGATCCAGGGACCCCAGTTCTCACGGCGATCTGGTTTGCGGAAGAAGCGCACTAACTCAGTCTGAACATCCCCAAACTTCTTGCCATCCTTGGACTCCCTGAGCCGGATGGACCACTTCTGGGCGCGCACCTGTTCAATGCGGGTCTCCAGGCAGAGACGAACGAGATCGCAGCTATCCGCCAGGGAGTAGAGTTCCTCGAAGGGGAGAAGTTCTTCCGGCCTGGGGGCAAACTGCATGTTGGCCGACATGGGGAAATCCCTAACCCGGCCTTCGACCTCAGGCGGGGCCATGGGGGCGAGGGGCTGGCCAGCCCCGAAGAACTGCTCAGCAGGAGACTGCCCAGACCAGACCCAGCGCGCTAGCGCACCCGCTCTAGCCATGAAGCCGTGGGAGTTCACTGCTGCCTGGGTGTTGGCTACGGCGGAAGGGGGCAGTGGAACTTCCTTGGCTCCTGCGGCAAGCTGGTTATCTTTTAGGGTCATATCGTAGCTCCACGTTAAAAGCGGATTATCCTGCGCTGCCTAACACACATCGCTGGACACCGGCACCAACCAGGGTCCGGTTGGTGGAGGTCACGATCACGCAGCGGTGCAGATAGGTCTTCCCCGCAATTCCGGCGCTTACAACCTGAGTCACCACAGGATCCTGGGTGATATCCGCGCTATGGACAAGCGTCAGGGAATTACTGAGCGCCCCCTGGCACGTTACGAGCCACCCCGCAGAGACAATGGTCTCCCCGGATTCCAGCACATCTATAAAGTCGATGGCCAGCGGGACCTCTTCCAGGGGGTCCTTATCGGGGAAATCTTTGAAGATACTCATGGGGTCACCTTGTATTGCCGAGGACGGAGGGTTAAGGAATAAATTCTGGGCGCTAGCTGGGCTGTGTAGGGTCGGGCAGAAGGAACTACTGAATAGGTTCGGGGGCTCAACACCACCAGATAGTGTCTAGCGCGCAGTTTTATTACTTTTAGTGGCGTTCCTTCCGGCAGCACCCATTTCCCGCGCAAATAAGCCACGGTGGCGAACTGGGTATGACTGCCGAAGGGCTTAGGCATTGGCGGCGATCAGCCCGTGGGTCCGCAGAGCCGCTAGCAGTAGGTTGAGTTTCACGGAGGTGTCATCTGTCCCCACAGCATCCGCAATGGCCGCTTGCTGAGTGGTGAGCAGTTGTGTTTCCCCTAAGACAACGGAGGACACGGAGGTATTACCTAATACAATCTGGTTATCTGTCGTAATAACTGCCCCATACCCCAGAGCAGTGGAGTTAGCAGCATTGCCAGGACAGGAGGTACTTACGCCCAAGAAGCTGCACTCAGAGAACGTCTGACCATTGCTGACTCGTCCTGCGCTATACCCTACACCAATGTTATTAGAGCCCTTATTGCTCCGTAGCGCAGATGCGCCCACCGCTGAGCAGTAATTGCCTGTGTTACTCCGCAGAGCGACTGCGCCTATCCCAGCACAATAATCCCCTGAATTTCCGTCTAGTGCGCGATACCCCATCGCCACGGGGTAGTTCCCCGTATTGACATAGAGGGCATTGTAACCCATAGCAGTAACCCCATTGGCCTCACTGTTAGGTCCAGCCTGATAGCCGAAAAGGGTTGTGGCCATGGCCGTGTTGTTCAAGCCAGCACCAGCGCCTGTAATTGTGTTACCCGTATAGCGAATTTGCTCATGGGACGTGGTTACATCGCCTGCAACAATTTCTACGATATCCACATATGAGACTATCCCCGTGATAACCAGCGGATCTGTCGCATTAACGGCAGTGATGCTGAAAATATGTCTTTCGTGGTTGTACGTGGGGGTGAAAGAAAAGGTCGCACCCGCAAATGTGCCTGACACGGCCCCGAAGGCATCCAGGGTGATTTGATACTTAGCGGCAGCAACTGGGAGGCCGATCAGGGAGGTCAGGGGTAGCGTCCCACCTGTAATGGCCTGAGCCACACCTGTGACCGTTGCCGTCTCGTTGTCTTCAAGCATCGCAAACGTATCATCGTTGAGTATGACAACCAATTCCGAGACGGCGGTTAGATGGCTAGTCACGGGGGAAGTCGCGAATCCTGTCCAGGTGACCTCCATACCGGGGAGAAGACCATCCGCCAGGAATGATCCCATGCCTCGGGAAATTAGGGCGAGGTTGTCCCAGTTGAAAGAGGCTGTGATCTCACCCGTAGTGGGCTGCGTGGCACCTTCCCAGGTAAGCGCGCCTGCGAAGGTTTTGTCCGCTGCGTTGGTGATCTGAGATTCCCCAAGCAGGAGTGCATCCGAACCACCACCACCCGTCCCAAAATCTAGCAGGATCCCCGTGGATGTTAAAACCTTGGGAGTCCCCAGGGCATCGATGAACCAGGAAACATAGCCAGTGGGTGGGTTAGTGGGGGTTGTGGCTTGTTTACGCTCAATGATCGGCATCTCTATGCTCCATACAAAAAAGAATCATTTACTATGTAAAGGGTCCCATCATTGCGAATATCCATCAGATATGGGATCTGACCCAGGGCATAGTATATTTCCCCGTTAGGGATACTTACGGGGGCAGGTTTGCTGGTAGGTCCTTCAACGCCTAATTCAGAGGGATCAAAGCCCCAGAACTCTAAAGTGCCCACCATGTCATAGGGGGGAGTCTGTTCAAAACTAAGCACCCAAGGGCTACGGAGGAGGAAGGATCCGGTCCAGTCCGCGATAGGCCAGAAAGCCATCCTGGCGCCTGGAGCGTGTTCGTCATAGCCCTGCATACTGCGACCCGGCTCGTTAACATATGCCAGAACGGATTTATACCCGTCTGAAATAGTTAAGACGGAACCGTCCCCTCCCGAGGACCCGAAAGTTATAGAAGGGATGAAGATGATAGCTTGAATAATGGATTCAAAAGGGCCATTAGTGACTGGGTAAGGGGTCGTGTCCCGATTCAAGTTAACCGCCCCGCTCCAGAGCAGGGTTAGTCCTGAGCCACCTTCCCCCGAGCCGCCGCCTGCTGGCCCCTGGACACCGGGGACACCTTGGATACCCGTTGCACCCGTTGGACCTGGGATGGTAGAAGCCGCACCTGTTGCACCCGTTGGGCCGGGATTTCCCTGCTCACCTTGCGGCCCCGTTGGGCCTGGGAGCCCATCTACCCCTATGATGCCATCTTGGCCAGCAGGCCCCGTTGGACCGGGAATAGTAGAATCAGCTCCGGTAGGGCCTATAGGGCCGGGAATAGTAGAATCCGCTCCGGTAGGGCCTATAGGACCGATATTTCCCTGGTCCCCCTTAGGGCCTATAGGACCGGGAATAGTAGAATCCGCTCCGGTAGGGCCTATAGGGCCGATATTTCCCTGGTCCCCCTTAGGCCCCGTTGGACCTTGGGGGCCTACTTGGCCAGTTGGTCCAGGCACGAGGGAGTCTGCTCCGGTGGCTCCTCGGACGCCTTGCAGGCCCTGGGCTCCATCTTGGCCTCGAAGCCCCTGGACCCCTTGAGGCCCGACAGGCCCCGGCACCGTTGAATCTGCTCCGGTTGGGCCAACTACGCCTTGGATGCCCTGGAGCCCCTGGAGCCCCTGTATGCCTTGAGGCCCCGGTACCGTGGAATCTGCTCCGGTGGGTCCCCGGGGGCCTACCATCTGGTTGTATTCGATTTCCGCGCAGGGGCCGCACACCACAGGGGAGCCCAGGATCCAGGGGAGGGGCACCTCGCCACGCTCAATCGTGTACGTGGTCCCGACTAGGTTCGTGACCTTCACGACCTCATGCGCGCTGTCTAGAGAATCCGACAGGATGAGGTAGGAGTGATCTCCGGGCTGGAATAACTCCCAGCCAGCCGCAGTAACCAGCACCATCTCCAGGCCAGCCTCGGATAGAGGGGCGGCGAGAATGGTTTCGAAGTTGTTGACTAACTTTAACACCATCTGGAATCCCCTCCATTAAAGGAAGTTCTTGGCTTCCTTGGGGGCTGTGCTCAAATGGCGCAATAATCCGATTTATCCCTATAAGGTTATGCCGTGCAAGACCCTCGGCAAGAGGGAAATCTGCAAGTGGGGTTGAAAAAAGTTCATTTGTATCTCTGGGGCAGGGACCGGACACCCCCCACCCCCACGGAGCCCCAACTTTTTGTTTCCCGCTGTCTGGCTTGAGGAAATGAAAAGGGATGGGGCTTCACCATGTCCCAGGAGGACAGGATGAATGAGCTGAGGAGCTTCACCTTCAACGAGCAGCAGCAGATCCGCACCACTGAGAAGGACGGCGAGGTCTGGTTCTTCGCCTCAGATGTCTGCGCTGTTCTTGAGATTGGAAACATCACGGACGCCATGGCAAGGCTGGACCAGGATGAAAAATCGACCTTTGATTCTATCGAAGGTGGTCTTCCTCGCCACATCATCTCCGAATCCGGCCTCTACTCCCTGGTATTGGGTTCCCGTAAACCTAAGGCCAAGGAGTTCAAGCGATGGGTCACCCATGAAGTCATCCCCGCTATCCACAAGACGGGGAGTTATTCTGCCGTGAAGCCCACCCAGAGCGGCCTGCTCTCCGCAGCTTTTGTTGGCCTTGCCCAGGTGGCTGCTCAGCTTGAGACCCACGAGACCCAGCTTGCCGCCCATACAACCGCCCTGGCAGCTATCGAGACGCATCTGAGCAGGGGGTTCCGCTCTGAGCGGAAGGATACTCATACTGAGAGCACCCCTGAAGAAGGAGGCGCGCTCATCAGCACCGTCCTCTACGATACGGCAGCGGATAAGATCCTCCACAGCTTGGACCCCGACAATCTGGTAATCCCCTCCCCTGCCGCCCTCGCTAGAAAGTATGGATGCAGCAAGGGTCACGCTAACGACATCATCAAGATTGCCAAGGTGGGGCTTCTCCCGGCCTATCTTAAATATTCACTGACCTGGAGTGACCTCTACTACAAGGTAGCCAGCCACCCTGAGCATCTGCGCGAAGCCGCCCTCAAGGCTCTGCTCAGGGGTAAAGGCCTCCAGGCATGAGCTTAGGCATCAGCGCCGGTAGGTCCGGTAGGTCCGGTAGGCCCTACTGCTCCATCTGCTCCGGTTGCGCCTGTAGGTCCGGGAACGATAGAAGCCGCGCCTGTAGGTCCGGTCTCACCTGTAGGACCCTGCATCCCAGACACCCCTGGAACTGTGGAATCTGCCCCCGTGGGGCCATCAACCCCGGTAGCTCCGGTAGCTCCGGTAGCTCCGGTAGCTCCAGCAGGTCCCGTGGGGCCTACAGCCAGAGCTTCCATCCCCCCTACGGTGGAGACCAGTGCGGTCAGCACAGGATCAGGAGCACTGTAGAAGCTGTAGCCAGCCGCCAAGCAGACAGGCACAGCCCCAGTGGGGACCGAGATGGTGCCATCGGACGCGATGTCTTGATAACTGCCATCGTAAAAGTTCCGCGTGCAGCCTGCGGGAGGAACTAATTTAATCATGATGGGTCTCCTTCTAGTCGGCCTCTCTTAAAGCTGTTTTCTTCGAACTGGACTCCAGCCACTTCAGAAATCCCTGGCCGGGACTACCCTCCACTAGCTCGTTGAGCCCCATCGAGAAGCAGTCCACCTGATCGTCATGCAGACCCTTGGGGAAACTGTAGAGTTCCTCCAGGAAACCCGGTGCCCAGGGCTCGAAGGAGGGCACCCGGACTTTTCTGGACTCCCATAAGGGCACGGCATGCTGATTGGCATACCAAACCTTGTCTCGGGACTTGAAAATAGGCGTCACGGAGATGTTGGTGGTGTCCTCCAGGCGCGTAATGAGGCTCTGACCGTGGGCGTTTTCTTCAATGACCACCGTGCTGGGGTGCCATTTCTCTGCTAGCGCGATGATCATGGCCTCCAGTTCCGCGTTTCCATAGCGCGCCGTCCGGTTATCTAACACCCAATAACCGCTATTTTCGGTCTCTCCAAGCACCAAAAGTCCCGATGGATCGCTCGTTTCCTTCGCTTTTAGGGCTGGATCCACTACTAAAATGATCCTTTCGAACTCCATCATGTTGAATTCCACCCTGGAGAAGGTCTGGCAATACTCCTCGCCGCTTGGATCGGCCTTTTTGAAGAGTTCCCCTTCCGTGTCGGACGGCAATTGTAAATATTGTGTGGAATAGAAGGCCATGCCCCCTACGCCCTGCTTGAGGGTGGCAATCTCCTCCTGGCCCCACCGTTCAGGGAAAAGTAGCTCCCCAGCCGCCTTGCGGGGGTCCTCCCAGAACACAGAACCGTCTGCCGCGAGGGTGACGGACTTCCGGTCAGGGTCAAACTCCATCGGGAGCACCAGAGAGGTCCAGAGATCCGCCTCCTTGGATAAAATCATCCCCGTGAGATCGTTCTGGTGGTTCCTCTGGGCGATCAGGAGCGTGATCGCGGTCCTGGGATCATTCATCCGGCCAGCCAAGGACTCGTATTGGCGCGCAATCTCGTTCCGATACAACTTACTGGAGACCTTGTTGGACTGCGTGACATCGTCCAGGATCAAAATGTTGCCACCGGAACCCTGAACCGAGCCCCCGATGGTGATGGAACAGCGGGTGCCCTTCGCGGTGTTCATGTAGACTTCGTTATTGTCGGCCTTCTTCGAGAATTCCCAAGCAGGGTTGAAGGTTTCCCGATACCAGTTGGAGGCCAGAAGCTCGTGCGAAGCGATGCTGGTGGCCATCAGGACCCGATCCGCACCGGAAATGCTCAGCAGGGTGGCCGTGGGATCACGGAGCCACGCCCACGCCGGAAACATCACGGAGGTTATCGTGGTCTTGAGGGAACGGGGCGGGACGGAAATGATCAAACGTCTCTTTTGTAATTTCCCCTCGTATAACGCCTGAATATGATCCGCTATTGTCTGAATATGCCATCCCCAAAGTAAAGGGGTGCCGGGATTGACAGTGCTCCAGGCCTGCTTGGTGAAATGCGCCAAAGATCGGCGACACAGCTCTGCGTTCGCGGCCTTGATGGCTAGCTGGGGGTCCAAATAATTACTCATGGGGGGTCTCCTCCTGGAGCGCGCAGCCTAGAGTCCCCAGTTCCCCGTTGGTCTCCTCCACCAGTTCCGCTTCCATGACCTTGGTGTTCAGTTCTAGGTAGGCCAGCAGATCCGACTCGGAAAGATGCGAAAGATCCGGCGTAACGGCCATCTCGATGGCTCCCCCGCCCTTCCCGGTGTGCTCCACCCGATGCACATAGAACCCCAGGACCTTGCCCCGGGCTACCTCGGCAGTAATGGCCGCGTTGAACTGCTTCTGGCCCTTCGCTAGATCCCGAATCTCCGCTAGCTGGTTGAGGTGCTCTTCCAGCCCCGCAGCCGTCCTCTCCTGGAGCTGGTCCCGGAGTTCCTGGACCCGCGCCTTTACTCGGGTGGTTAGGGGGTTGGGGGAACGGACACCTGAGACCTCTACAGCGTCCTTGATACTGCCGCTGCGTAAGTAGGCTTGGCAAAAAGCCTCCTCCGCTACGGTTAGGCCGTTAGAATCGCGCTTGCGGGTTGCTAGAACCTTCCCAGTCATTCGTCCTCCCCATAGGGGTCACAGATGCAGCAGTGGCAGATGGGGGGCTGGGACCGTTGGAG